CGTTAATAGGTCAACGGTTTAACCTTGATGATCGTGTCATAAGAAAATTTACAACAGGATTTTCTAATAAGTACAAACTAAAGAGAGGAAGCATCACAGAAGCCCTTACAAGAGTTAATAAGGTTGGTGTTAAAAAATACTATTACAAAGTCTTGTGGGATGATAAAAGATCATCTGAACACGCTCAACATAGTCTTGAATCTGTCGAGTAAAGTTTTCTTTTTATATTTCTTTTTTGATTTAAGGTTTTTAGTGTAATGATGCAAAGCCATTTCTGCTCGTAATAACTTAGTTTCTGTTTCAGTAATACGTTGCATGGCTGCCATAATTAAAAAATCTTGCAGTTTGTTTTCTTTTACCAGATCAAGGCAATATTGTTTCATTACAAAGTCTGGTAAAGCTTCTACTTCTCTTTTCCTTATTTCAATTTCCAGTTCTATTTCAGCAGGTGGTTTACCAATAAGAACATTGAAAAATTCTTTATGTGTCATTTACCTGGGAAGAGTGCTTTTTCCAACATATCGCATAATTTATCATCAACATCATTGTCACTTATCTCGACACAGGCACGAACAAGATCAAGTGCAAGTTGACGAATTGCTTTGGACTTGAGAAAGGTAAAAATGATTGGTTTTAATAGGGCAAGCATAGGAAAAAATATACTACTCTTTACATTATGTACTGATTTGCTAATCTTGGCTTGACTCCTCACACAAGTCAATAAGTCCTATTCTCCCCATCTAGGACTTTTTCTTATCTTTTAGGTTTTAATTCAACAACACTTAGCTCTACTTCTTTTAGTCGGTGAAATATTTCTCTCATGTCATCGTGCATAGTATCAATCTTATTTGTTAATAATTCTATTGCTGTTGTGTTACGTACAAGGTCATCTCTTGATTGTCTTCCTCTGTAAGAAATAGAGCCAACAGAAACAAAACAAGCTGTTAATAAAGCCCCACCAACTGCTGCTGCTAGTTCAATCACTTTCCAAATCCTCTATTTATGCCTATTATGACAGAAAAAAGGTGTATGGACGAAAAAGAAAAGAAAGGACCTCTTCAAAAACTGAAGGAGAACATTACAGATAAGGAAGAGCAACTAGCTTTTATATCTGTAATCGTAAGACTTAGTGTTGTCGCTTGGAGTGGCTTCATAGTATCCCTCAACTACATTACACTTCCTGGTTACAGTAACGAACCAAAGGATATAACTTTTCCAGCTTCTTTACTGACAGGTGCATTAGCCAGTTTTGGCTTGGAAGGTGCCAAAAAACGAGGTGATGGTACTTTTAAACCTGACGAAAAGCCACTAAACAAGAAAGAAGTAGAAGCGTTACTAGCGTCACAGTCAGGATCTTACCAAACAGTTAGAATAGAAACACCAATTAAAATTATTGGTGCGGAAATTGTTGATCCTAAAAAATGAAAAAACTTTTACCTTTGCTTTTACTAGCATTTCCAACGGCTAGTTTTGCAGACATCACCCATTCTATCCAATCAGTGGCAAGCGTATCTACATTAGGAGCTTCCGCTACTTCAGAAAGAATTGCAGCATCTATTAGTGTGGCTGGTACAAACGTAGCTCCTAAAGCAAATACAGTAGCTGGTCAAATCGGTTCTCTTGATTTAGCTGACAATGGTATTGCTAGTGGTGTTCCAACTATTGACTACGACACTAGCTTCAATATTGTGAACACTGGTGATGCTTTTTCTGTCAGTGAATCTTATATCGCAGCAGATGCCGTTCCAAGTTTATTATCTGCCACGGTTACTAACGGAGCCGTACCATCTCTTCCTTTGCTTGGTAAGAACACTGTAATCAGTGGTGGTGATCCAGGTTCTGTAGCTATCACAATGGATAGTGGTGGTGCTTTCACTGTTAACTTAGCTGATATGGGTGCTGGTACAACAGCTACGCTACAAACCAGCATTACTCTTGGCTTGGATTAATGAAATGGTGGTTATGTTTACTTGTTGTTTTTTCTAGTTCGTATGCTCACGCTAATACTCCAAGATTTGCTGCCAACCAAATACAATCAAATTCTAAAAGTATTAGCAGAATAGATGAAGTTATTATTACTGAAAATTATAACTCTGGCTATGCATACTCAGTCACAGGATCTAACATCAAAACTGATTCCTATATTTCTCCTGAAGCAACATATACAACAAGTCAAAATACAGGCAATGCAGGGGCAGTTAATTTTGAATGGATAACACCACAACTAACAAGCAAACCCCAGTGGCAGGTTGTAAACGAAGGCGAAGCTTTCTCTTTAACAGAAAACTTCATGGCTCCTGGTTTAGACGCAATTTCAATAATAAATCGAACTCAAACAATAGAAACAACACAAACTTCTACAACCTTATTTCAGTAGGATTACTATTTGCTAGTCCTGTTTTTGCTGAGACTACTATAAGTAATCCGCAATCTAGTACCCAATCTACAGTTGTTAATCAAGGTTTTCAAAGTATTAGTGGATCTTTTCCGACTCATAGATATAGCAATGGTATTCAATGCCAAACACCTACTTTAAGCTTTAATCCTTTTATAACTAAAGGAGAATATTACAACAGTCCTAGAAGCACTGTACAAAGAACAAATATATATAACCAAGCGAAAGATAGTGATACAGGTCAGTTCTTAAATCCTGGTGAAATACTATATGTAGCAGAACAAGAAAGATTAGATCAGATAAATCATAACTTTTCATATGGTGCAACTATCAGCGTACAAGTACCTTTGGGAAGACGGTTTAACGATGAGTGTTTAAAGGCAGCCCAGACTTATAGAAAATATCAAGAGTTTCTTTTACAAGCAAAAAAATTAGAAGTAAATCTCAACAGACTTTCCATTTGTGCGTCTCAGTTAAAGTTAGGTGTTAAATTTACTGGAGATGATGCTGTTAGTTGTAAAAATATTGTATTGACTAGCGTTCCAAATCAAGTTATCCCACATACTCATAAGCTTAAGGTTGATTAGGTTTTTCTTTTTTCTTTGTAAGCTTTTTAATGACATTTTTTACTAGGGGTTTGACAATATTAAGTAGAAGTGGAGTGGTAGCAGCAATAGAACTAATAACAGCAGTAGATACAACAACACTAGCCGTTGGTATGTATTGGTCAACAAACGGTACTTTTTCCCAGATTGCGTCACAAGAACCCTCCAATAGCCCACGCTCATATTTTACCAGCCTTTCCAATCTAAGCTCATTACGCCAATCGCCAGGTCTATATGGTGCGTTTTTAGGTGGACAGGGTACTAACTCAACTTCTTCATTTTCTTCTTGTTGTCCTAAATTAATATTTGTTCCAGTTCCTTTTTTCTGATAATTATATGTACCTTCTGTTTCTATAGTGTCCTGTGCATCATAAATAATCGGCCTGAATGTTTTTGGTTGTGGTTTAGCTTTAATAGGCTGTGTATTGCTACTAACTGCTTGACCATTTGGACAAGTAGCATAAGCCTTTCTGTTATGAAAGACTATTGTTGGATTTTCTGTTATTTGTAAATCTCTATTTATTAGATCACAGGCAGGGTTATCTCCTATTAATACAGTCTCAGGTATGTAAGGGGTTTCTGGTATATCTACTTTTGGTATTTTTATCTCAGGTACTTTAATCGTAGGCATTAACAGTCGTTAAAGTCAGAAGCCATATCTGCACCTAACTTACCACCTTCTCTTCTTGCTTGATTTGTAGCAAAACCAGATAAGAACCAACCAACAATAGGAACATTAGATAACGAGGTTGCAAGTCCTGTTCCCGTTGCTACTGACGTTCCAATAAGCTCCCCAGTAGATTCTCCTTTTGCTCTTTCTTGAATACAAGCTATTTGTTTTGCTGTTAACTCACCATTATTGACAATAGTTACATCCTTTTCTCCAGCTACTCTTTGAGTTTCTTTAGTAGATAAAGCTTTACTTGCTCCTAAAAAGCCAGCAGGTTTTTTTGTAGACTCTAAACTTACAATTATTTTTGGATCATGCATACGATGTCTTATTCTATAACCTTGCATATCAGCTTCAATCTCGTAAGTAGAATATTTACTAACAGGTAAATCAAACATAGGTAAGCGAGGTTTTGTAGCTAATAAATTTATTGCATAAAACTGAGCAGATACAAAAGCAGTACCAAGTCCTACAGCTACTCCTTTAAAAATAATATTAGTATTCATACAAGCCTAAAATTTAGGTAAAGACGTTGTAGGTAAAGATGGTCCTGTCATATCTGGTAAGCCCTGATCTAACACTTTAGGCATAAGCCCTGATACGTTACCCATAACCTCTTTCATTAGTTTAGATTTAAACTGTTCTGACGTTACATACTTATAACCTATCCACCCTGTTCCAATGACAGAAGATACCATTAGGAATGAGAGGATACTCAAAATTTGACAAACACGATTTAGCATATGATTAAAGAAGCATTTTTTAAGGCGTTAATGCCTGTCACTATTATAACGTTTATGGCAATTCTGGCCTTAGCACCTCTTTATGTGACTATGGGTTTTATGACTAGACAAATGACAACTGAAACTAAGTAATTAAATATTTTAGCTAGGTACGGTAGGCCAAGTGATGTTATCAGGGTCTGACTGTGTAGGTACATCCCTTAATGCTTGACGATAGGTTTTCCATTCGTCAGCTAAGGTAAGGTCACTAAAAGCCCGCCAATCACAATCTGCTAATAAAGAATTTCTATGTGTTCGTACATCTTGCCATTTTCCAGCAAGAATTTCAGCATCTGTTGGAAGACTTGCATTGTATTCTGCGATTTCTGCATCAGTCATTGCGACTAATACACCATTTAAATACTTGTTCATTAGCTTTCTTTAAGTTTGAAAAGAATCATTTCAGTACCTACGTTAAAAGTACCACTATTGTCAACAGTAAATCTTAAACCAGATACTCTATTTGTTGCAGGTGCATAGTTATAGTGTCTTAATATTCCACTAAATTCAATCCTGTTTAATTGAGATCCTAGACCTTGAGATATTCCTCTAATCCAACTGTTATTTTCAGTACTAAAGTCTATTTCAAATGATTCACCACCATTATTCCCACTGTAAGCTACAACAGTACCACCATGATTTATTACTAATCGGTCTTGCAGGTAATTATTTACATAAGGAGAATAATTACCATAATTCTTATAAACGTAGTCCCATCCACCAGTTACAACACTGCTACCTCCATTTATAAATGGTGCAATTTCTACTTTATAGGTTGCAGTTCTAAGAACTTTCTTTCCTACAATTTTATAAACACCAGTACTTAATCCACCTGTAGGGTTAAAATCTATTTGAGATGCAGTAGATGTTAATGAAGTTTTGCTTACAAATTCATAAGCTCCACCACCACCACCAGAAGCAGCAGCCCATGTTAAACCACCAGTATTTCCTGACTGAGCAGTTAATATATAACCATCAGTAGGTGCATTACTAACTTTTAAATTAGCTTCATCAACTATGTTATCTGCAATAGTTAAAGCAGTTGACCCTGTTACTTCTCCTGTATGAGTAGCATTAGATGTTTTAGCTGTATTAGCAGCTATTTCTGTATTTATAGAGTTAGCTAGTTTATCAGCCGTTACAGCATCATCTGCTATCTCATTAACTGTTAATTTGTCAGATTGT